TTTAGTAACCACTGATGGCAGTGGAACTTTGGGCTGGACATCAACTTCAGGTTTTGGTATATCAACAGGGAAAGCTATTGCAATGGCAATGATTTTCGGGTAATAAAGTAAAGGAATTAAATTATGGCAAATCCAAATATAGTATCAGTTTCAAGTATCTACGGTGAATCAGTAGGTTGGAATTTAACAGCTACAACTACTACAACTTTGTTTACAGTTGCAGCAGACAAACTTGTTAAAATTAATAGAATGACGGTTGCCAATGTTGATGGCACAAACGCAGCAGATGTTACAGTTTATATAGATACTGGAGCGCAAACTTCTTCAGGTGGTACTGTTGCATCTGGAGCATCTGATGTTTATTTAGCAAAAACAGTTTCGGTCCCTGCTGACGCAACGTTAGTATTAGTGGACACACCAATCTATTTAAGAGAAACGGACATACTTAAAGGTGGAGCAAGCGCTGCTTCTGATCTGGACTTATTCATATCATATGAAGTATTAGACGACGCGTAGGAGGTACTATAGGCTATGGCAAATGGCGGAATAATAGGACCAACAAACGTAACGTCTTTCGGAAAAAATAAAGTTACAATTAAAACAAGTGGCTCATCCACAATTACAACTCAATCTGGAACTAGAGTAGTAAACGCAGTAGTCGTTGGTGGTGGTGGTGGAAGCGGTGGTGGTCCTGGTAGTGGTCTCTATGGTTGTGGATCTGGCGGTGGTGGAGCTGGCGGTGTTGTTGTTCAAGAAAATTTATCAGTATGTGGATCAACAGGTTATCCTGTAACAGTTGGAGGTGGTGGATCTGTAAGTAGTGCTGGATCAGATTCAACAGGTTTTTGCGCAACAGGTAAAGGTGGTGGATATGGTGGAAGATATTATCACCCTACTGGATCACCATCTCAAGTTTCAGGTGGACCAGGTGGTTCAGGTGGTGGAGGTAGTGGACCTACTCCTGCTACTCCTCAATGTTCATCTGGCGGACCAGCAACTCAACCAGGGCAACCAGGTATATCTGGATCATGCGGATCTGGAAACGCTGGAGCAAAAGGTTATCATTATGGTGGAGAAATGGTTGTTGGTGGAGGCGGTGGAGGAGCATGTGCTGCTGGTGCAGTATTTACACCTTTTAGTTCTGCTCCAGTACCAAGCCCAGTAACTGGTGGAGTTGGTGGAGCAGGTAAAGACTTATCAAGTATTATTTCAACAGCAATAGGAGTTTGTGGAGTTGTTGGTGGTGGTGGCGGCGGTGGTTCACATGGTGGCCCTAAAGGTGGAACAGGTGGTGCAGGAGGCGCTGGAGGTGGTGGAGCTGGTGGAAGCAAACCTGGAACAGCAGGAACAGCAGGAACAGCAAATACTGGTGGTGGAGGTGGTGGTCAAGGAACTTTTCCAAGTGTTGGAGCAGCAGGTGGATCAGGTGTTGTAGCAATTAAAGAATTAGATAAAGCATCAGGTGTTTGGTCATTATCAGATCAATTAGAAAAACTTGAAGATGGATTATGGCCATCAAGATTAATAGATTTAGATTACATGGTAGTCGCTGGTGGTGGTTCTGGTGGTTCATTTAGAGGTGGTGGTGGAGGTGCAGGAGGTTATCGTGCATCAGGTTATGGACCAAGTCCGTTACAAGGAACAGCATTAAGTTTAGGTTTAGGAAGTTATTCAATAACAGTTGGAGCTGGTGGAGCTGGTGTTCCTGGTACTCTACCTGCCGACAATCCAGGATTACCAAAAGGTAATAATGGATCAAATTCAGTTTTTTCAACAATAACATCAACTGGTGGTGGTGCTGGTGGAGCACAACAAAATCCATTTCCGTCAAACCAACTTGGAAATACAGGTGGATCAGGTGGAGGTGGAGCTGTTACTAGTTGTGGTGGAGCAGGAAATACACCACCTACTAGTCCTGCACAAGGAAATCCAGGAGGAGATGCAGTATCACTTTCAGGATATTATCAAGCAGGTGGCGGTGGTGGAGCTACTGCAGCTGGAAGCGATGGATCAGGTTCTCCAGGTGCTGGAAATGGAGCTGGTGGTCCGGGTGGAGCAGGAGCACCAAACGCAATTACAGGAACAGCAACAACTTATGCTGGTGGTGGAGGTGGTGGATCTGAAATTCCAACTGGAGATAGTCCAGGAAGTGGTGGTGCTGGTGGCGGTGGAGCCGCTGGATCAGGTGCTGCTGGATCAGGTACTTCTGGAACAGCTAATACTGGTGGTGGAGGAGGTGGTGCACAAGGTGCTCCAACTAGTTCTGGAACAAGTGGTTCTGGTGGTTCAGGTATCGTTGTTGCAAGAACACCTTCAGCTACAGGAGTTATATTTTCTGCAAGTCCAGGATGTGCGGGATCAGTATCTCAAACACCAGATGGTGGACAAGTTGCAAGCTTTACAGCTTCAGGAACTTTATCAGTTTTAGATTCAGGATGTGGTGTTAGTGCAAATTTCTTAGTCATAGCAGGCGGTGGTGGTGGCGGAACCGGTGGATTAAGAGCCGGTGGTGGTGGTGGTGCAGGAGGTTATAGAACTTCTTTTAGTTGTGGTTGTGTATCAAGTTTAAATTTAGCAGCAGGAACTTATCCAGTTACTATTGGTAGTGGTGGTGCAAGTCCATCTCCTGATGGCAGAGGTTGTAATGGAAGTGACTCATCATTTTTTGGTATTTCCTCAGTAGGAGGTGGTGCTGGAGGAGGACAAGGTTGTTCTTCTGGAGCAGGTGCTTCTGGTGGTTCAGGAGGTGGAGGAGGAGATAATCCTCCAGGAGGTGCTGGTGGAACAGGCACTTGTGGTCAAGGAAATTCAGGTGGTAGTGGTTTTGCACATCCAGCATCAGCAGGTGGTGGCGGTGGTGGAGCAAATGCGGCGGGATCAAACGCAGGTCCTAACTCAGGTGGGGCCGGTGGTGCTGGTAAAGCAAATAGTATTACAGGATCCCCTGTTAGTTATGCAGGTGGTGGTGGAGGATCTGATAATTCTGCTCCTGGTGGAGCAGGGGGTACTGGTGGTGGTGGAGCAGGTGGTGGACCATCTGGAAATAGCGCTACAGCTGGTACAGCTAACACTGGTGGAGGTGGCGGTGGAGGTCACCAAAATAATGGTGCAGCTGGTGGATCAGGTATCGTAGTTGTTCGTGTTCCAGGATGTGCTTCTGTATCCGTAGCGCCAGGAACTAATAGTTTAGCAACATTACCAGCCCCAGCAGGAGGCTGTAAAGTCGCCTCATTTACTGTATCTGGAACGTTGACAATAAGTTAAAATTAAACTAAAATGATAACATTTAAGGAGTAAAAATATGGCACATTTCGCAGAATTAAAAGCAATGACAGATCCTACTGGATTTACGTCAGATTCACATCAAGTAGTACAAAGAGTTGTAGTTGTAGGCAATGACATTAGTGCAGGCGGCGGAACTCTTGGAGATAATGATATGCATTCTGATGGAGAAACATGGTGTGTTAATTTTTTTAAAGGTGGAATCTGGAAACAAACCTCTTACAATCACAATTTTAGAAAACAATACGCAGGAATCGGAATGGTTTATGATCCTGTAAAAGATAAATTTTTAGCTAAGCAACCTTATGCTTCATGGTCATTAAATGCAAGTGACGATTGGAAAGCACCAATAACTTATCCAACAGTTACAGAAGAAGGTGATGTAAGATATTTTATATATTGGAACGAATCAAAATATAACGCTGACAACACAAAAGGTTGGGAAGCAACTAAATCAGACGATACATCGGATACACCTACCAAATACGATTGGAATGGCACAGCTTGGGTGTCCGAATAGGAGGACACTTAGATGCCAAGATCTGGCTCAAATAATGGTGGAGTAATTGGAAAAACGAATAAGACTTCGTTTGGAAAATGTAAAGTTACAACTACAACATCTACAGGTACAATCACTACACAAGCTGGAACAAGAGTTATTCAAACTGCTGTTGTAGCAGGAGGTGGAGCTGGTGGACTTGGAGGTGCATCTGGTGGAGGTGGAGCTGGTGGTTTATTAAATCAAGAAATTAATGTTTGTGGAAGCAATCCTTATCCAATAACTATTGGAGGCGGAGGAACTTCTAATGGTGCTGGAAGTAATTCTACTTTTAATTGTACTGTAACATCAACTGGTGGTGGTAAAGGGTCTTCAGCAAATAGTCCAGGACCAAGTCAATGCACTTCTGGTGGATCAGGAGGTGGTGAAGCTGCAAACAATGGTAATGCAGGTTGTGGAACTGCTGGTCAAGGAAACCCAGGTGGACAAGGAAAAGGAGCTCCTAAATATCATGGAGGTGGTGGCGGTGGTAATGCTGCTGCTGGAGGTTGTGCAAGTTGTACAACTGGTGGAGCAGGTGGAGCAGGAACAAATATTTCAGGTTGTTTTCCAGGAAGTCCAGTTTCAGGTGTAGCTGGCGGTGGAGGTGGTGGAGGCTATCCATGTGGTGGAGGTGGTCCAGGTCAAGCTAATCCAGTTGGTGGTGGAGGAAACGGTGGAGGTAGTCCAGGAACTTCAACAGCAGGAACTGCTAATACAGGTGGTGGTGGAGGTGGTTCAAGAGCAACTCCAGATCCAGGAGGAAATGGTGGATCAGGAGTCGTGGTTATAAAAGAATTAAATAAAGCAACTGGTGTGTGGTCTATGCAATCACAATTTCAAGCTATAAAAGAAGGAACATGGGTTTTACCTCCTGTTATTTATACAGGAGTAAACTTTATGGTAGTAGCTGGTGGTGGTTCAGGTTCAGCTAACGCAGGTGGAGGTGGTGGAGCTGGAGGTTATAGAGCTTCTGGTTATGGACCAAGCCCATTAAGAGCTACTGCATTAAGTTTAGAAGAAGGAGATTATTCAATAACAATTGGAGCAGGTGGAGCACAAAGTACATCACCTGGCCCAGGTGGTTATGATGGTAATAATTCAATATTTAATCCAGGTGGTTCTGAAGGAACTACAATGATTACTGCGACTGCCGGTGGTAAAGGTGGTCAAGATGATAATTTTGGTGGTGGTGATGGAGGATCTGGTGGTGGAGGTGGAGCTAGAGGTGGTGCTACACCTGGTGGTTCAGGAAACACTCCTCCGTTTAGTCCCCCTCAAGGTAATGATGGTGGCGATGGTGCTGGTGGTTTAACACCTAGAGGACCACAAGGTGGTGGTGGAGGTGCCGGTGGTGCTGGAGGCAATGGTTCAGGAAGCAATGGTGGAGCCGGTGGTTCTGGAGTTCCTAATTTAATTGGTTGTGGAGCAACACCTTTTTCAACTACAGCATTTGCTGGTGGTGGTGGAGGTGGTAGTTGTTCAACTGGTGGACCTGCGAGTTCTGGTGGTGGTGCCGGAGGATCAGGTGGATCAGGTACTTCTGGAACAGCTAATACTGGTGGTGGCGGTGGTGGTGCTAAAGATGGTGGACCTGCAGCTGGAGAAGGTGGATCAGGAGTGGTAATTATGAGATTTCCTGGTTGTGCAACATTAGCTGTATCTCCTGGCACAAATTTAACAGGAACACATCCCGGTGGAGAAAAAGTTGCCGTATTCAAAACATCAGGAACATTGACAGTTTCATAATAAAATGTTATAATAAGTTCATAAAGACATATGAACCTTACAAACTATTATTGGTATTTTCAATCAGCAATTCCAAGTAGAATTTGTGATGATATTGCTAGATATGGAAAATCTATTCAAGATCAAATGGCAGTAACTGGTGGTTTTGGTGATAAAAAATTAACAAATAAACAAGTAAAAGATTTAAAAAAGAAAAGAGATTCTAATATTGTGTGGATGAATGATAGATGGGTATATAAAGAAATACAACCTTATGTTCATCAAGCAAATGCATCTGCAGGTTGGAATTTTCAATGGGATTATTCTGAGTCTTGTCAGTTTACAAAATATAAAAAAGGCCAATATTATGATTGGCATTGTGATAGTTGGGATAGACCATATGTAAGACAACAACCTAACGATCCATCACATGGTAAGATTAGAAAATTATCAGTAACAGTAACTTTATCAGATCCAAAAGATTATAAAGGTGGTGAGTTAGAATTTGATTTTAGAAATTTAGATCCTGATAAAAAAAGAAAGCCTGTAAAATGTAAAGAGATATTACCTAAAGGATCTTTGGTTGTATTTCCATCTTTTGTATGGCATAGAGTGTGTCCAGTTAAAAGTGGTGAAAGAAAAAGTTTAGTAATATGGAATTTAGGATGGCCATTTAAATGAGTTTTCCAAAACAATTACAATTAGAAGAATATTTTAAATGTCCTATATGGTGGGCAGATGAACCTAAATTTGTTAATAAATTAAATAAAGCTTCTGATAAATATATAAAAGAGTCACAAAAAAATTTAAAAAAAACAATAGACGAAAGAAATAAAAAGTTGGGTGATAAAGGCGACATGGGTCATGTATTTCATTCAACCACATTAATCGGTGATCCTAAATTTAAAGATTTACAAAATTATATTGGTGCGACCTCACATAATCTGTTAAGTGAGATGGGTTTTGATTTAACTAATTATCAAGTATTTATAACAGAGATGTGGGTACAAGAATTTGCTAAAAAAGGTGGTGGACATCATACTTTACACACACATTGGAACGGGCATATATCTGGTTTTTATTTTTTAAAAGCATCAGAATCAACATCATTACCAGTATTTGATGATCCAAGACCAGGTAATGTCATGAATCTTTTACCTGAAAAAGATAAATCAAAAATATCACATGCTAGTTCTCAAGTTTATTATAAAGTTAAACCAGGAAGAATAATGTTTTTTCCATCTTATATGCCACATCAATATATTGTTGATATGGGTTATGAACCATTTAGGTTTATACATTGGAATTGTCAGGCCATATCAAAAGGAGTGTTAAATGTCAGTTAAAGTTTTAGAAAATGTGTTATCAAAAAAACAATACACTGAATTAAATAATATAATGAGCAATGAATATTTTCCTTGGTATTTTAATTCTGAAAAAGTTAAAGGAGACAATAATTTATTTAGTTACCAATTTACTCATTTATTTTTTAATAATAATCAAATAAATTCTTCATGGTTCGAAAAATTAAAACCATTATTAAAAAAACTTAAAGTTAAAAACTTAATAAAAATTAAAGCAAATTTAAATCCAATAAGTCATAAATTAATAGAATTTAATAAACATGTTGATTATCCGTTAGATCCTAAACATAGAAGTATTATATATTATGTAAATACTAATAATGGTTATACTAAAATAGGTAATAAAAAATTTAAATCAAAAGCAAATAAAGCTGTATTTTTTTCATCTAATAATGAGCATTTTGGAACTAATGCAACTAATTGTAAAAATAGAATGGTAATAAATATAATGTATAAAAAGGAGTGTTAAATGTCGTTCAAGAAAAATAAATACAGTGTTTTAAAAGGAGCTATTTCAAAAGAATTAGCAGATTTTGTTTATAAATATTTTCAAAACAAAAGAAATGTTGCAAGAGTATTATTTGATTCAAAGTACATATCACCATTTACGGAATATTGGGGTGTATGGAATGATGACCAAGTGCCAAATACTTATTCACACTATGGTGATCTTGCAATGGAAACTTTGTTACAAGAAGTAAAACCTGTTATGGAAAAACATACAGGATTAAAATTAAGTGAGACTTATTCTTATGCAAGAATATATAAAAACGGAGATGTTTTAGCTCGTCACAAAGATAGATATTCATGTGAAATATCTACCACACTAAATTTAGGTGGCGACCCATGGCCCATTTATCTAGATCCAACAGGTAAAAAAGGTCAAGCAGGTATTAAAGTGGATCTAAAACCTGGTGATATGCTTATATATTCTGGTTGTGATTTAGAGCATTGGCGAGAAGAATTTACAGGTAAAAATTGTGGACAAGTATTCTTACATTACAACAAAGCTAATTCAAAAGCGGCTAAAGAAAACGCATTAGATAAAAGACCTTTATTAGGTTTACCAGCCTGGTTTAAAGGATCTAAGTTGACTACATCTAAAAAATAGTATATAAAATAAGTCTGTGGGGGGAGACACCACCAATCACCCTCCCCCTACTTAACCCTTTGAATTCTCCTTAAATCTGATATACAA